TGGAATAGCCCATAGGAATTGTCCCCAGTAGCTGGAGTATTGTTACGGGAAGTTGGGTGTCCCCGTGACTCCCTCATAGCTACCGCCCAAGCTGTTTTTAAGGATTCACCCTTAAAACCAACCAGCGATAGCATATCTACAAGCTCCGTATCAGTGAGCTCAGTGGCTCCGCGGTACTTGTCAAGAGGGTCTTTAACTTGCACTGTAGCGGTAGACCCATCACTTGCTGCGTTGTCTGCAGCTAAAGCGTTAGGTATTCCCACCAACAGCAGTCCGTATAGGACTATTGCTGCTATATGTGAATTTTCATAACTATGCACTCGGTCTCCTATGCTAGAGAACCAAACCTGACTCTGTATACCTGTCACGTATACTTAGCAACCTGGCCTCTTTCTGCCAAGTTCGGTTTGCAATTCTTTTGTTACGGAGGTGCTGATGGCCAGATTGCTCTGGCCATGGATATACCGTAGCAGTAAATACAGGGGGTCAGCAACCCACAACTACGTGTAGAATGAAGTTTCTTAAATCGAGAGGAATATCACATGTCATCATGGTCAGCGCCGTGGAATGCAGCAAAACCCCAGGTAGAAGAGGTAATTGAGCCTGTACAGGAAGTAATTGAGGAACCAACACAAACACCAGAGCCTGAACTTGTAGTAGAGACTCCTGTTGTAGAAACACCTGTAAAGAAAACCTCAACAAAGAAAATAGCTGAAACGCCAGCAGAATAATGCGTATTGAGCGCATCGTTACGAAACAAGGGCACCCCGTACCGGAAACAGCGCATCAGCCTAAAGGACCATTTCCACCAGAGTTATTTGAAACCGCTCCTGTAGTAACAGACTACTTACCGCAACCAGACGGGGGAGTGGATGTTCCTATTGGTGGCACCGTTCAAAATAACTTCAGCGCTATGCGTTGGTTTAGGTGTAGAGTATGTGAAACCGTATTACGAGAACCAGAAGTAAATGATCATAACTGTGAGGACTAATCGTGGCAAACCCAAGAGATCTTGGACCGTTTTATTGGCACACCCTGGTTTACCCAGTAAAGCCTAAAGAACTTTGGGAACCAGCTGAAACCCAAGAGATTAGTGAACCCTTTAGAGGCGGAAAAGGTTTATCCATTAGACTACCTCTTACCAGATTAGCTTTAGTTGTAGGTAAGTGGAAGGCATCATTTGAAGAAAGTCAGGCTTTAACAAACGCTATTAGGGGTAGAGTACTCCTTGAAGAAGAAGCTGATTGGGAATACATACGATACGGAGTAAAAGAAGGGGATGATGTTTAAAAAGAACCCAGCACGTGAACGAACTCGTGTAGAAAAAAGAGTAGATTCTTTACCTACTTCTGAACTTTTACCTTGGACAGAAAACGCTCTGTACACCATTGGTAGAAACTTATCTTCTTGGCAAAGAACTCAGAACGAAGCTTCTTTAGAAGAGGCTAGAGTAGGCGCAGAAGCGCTCTACGTAATCCTAGAGGCACTAAAGAAACGACACGCTAATGAGCGACATTGAGTATGACGAGCAATTTGAAGAGATAGATCCAGACGAAGATTTATTTGAAGAGGAAGATCTATCACCAGAAGAAGAACCAGATGAGCTAGATGAACTCTCCAAAGAGTTTGTTAGAGCCCTGGTAGATAAAATAATGCAGTTTCAAGAAATGTTAGTTGGGTACAAGCTGCACCCCTATCAAACACCTTTGGCACGCAGAATTATAGAATCCGTCATTATTAACGATGGCGAAGAAGTAACCGCATTAGCTTCACGTCAGTCTGGTAAGTCTGAAACCATTGCAAATACAGTAGCAACGCTTATGGTTATTCTTCCTAAACTAGCTAAGATGTACCCCGATCTCCTTGGAAAATTTGGGGACGGTATTTGGGTGGGAATGTTTGCACCTATTCAGTCTCAGGTTGAAACCTTGTATGGAAGAACTGTATCTAGACTTACTAGCGAAAGAGCTTTAGAAGTTCTTGGGGATCCTGAAATTGACGATATGGCTACAAAAAGCCCAGGCGTTATTAGAAACATAAAGCTTAAGATGAGTGGAAGCACTCTTATGATGATGACTGCAAACCCTCGTGCAAAGATTGAATCGAAGTCTTTTCACCTTATTATCATAGATGAGTGTCAAGAAGCAGATGACTTCGTAGTTTCTAAATCAATTGCACCTATGGGTGCTTACTATAACGCTACAATTGTTAAAACCGGAACACCTAGCACTATGAAGAACAACTTCTATCGTGCTATCCAGTTAAACAAGAGACGACAAACCGGACGCTCCGCTAAGCAGAACCATTTTCAATGGGACTGGAAAGATGTGGCAAAAATAAATGCTAACTACGAAAAGTTCATTAAAAAAGAAATGCTCAGAATTGGCGAAGACTCTGATGAGTTCCAGCTTTCATACAACTGCAAATGGTTGTTGGAAAGAGGGATGTTCGTTACATCCTCGATTATGGACGACCTTGGAGATACATCACAGGAAATTGTTAAGAGCTGGCACCGTTCGCCGGTGGTCGTTGGAATCGACCCGGCACGAAAGATGGACTCAACAGTAGTAACCGTTGTTTGGGTAGATTGGGATCGACCAGACGAGTTTGGTTACTATGACCATAGAATTTTAAATTGGCTTGAAATTCAGGGGGATGACTGGGAAGAACAGTATTTTCAAATAGTTAACTTTTTAGGCAACTACGACGTACTGGCTATTGGTGTTGACTCTAACGGAGTTGGAGATGCTGTAGCAGGACGCTTAAAGATATTAATGCCTAGAGCAGAGGTAATCCCCATAACTTCTAGCCCAACTGAGCAATCTAAGCGATGGAAACATCTACAAGCTTTAATTCAACGACAGATGGTTTCTTGGCCTTCTCACGCTAAAACACGTAGATTGCGGCTGTGGAAAAAGTTTTACCAACAAATGACGGATGCGGAAGTTCAGTATAAAGGCCCCAACTTTATGGTGGCGGCACCTGACGAAGCCCACGCCCACGACGACTTTGTGGACTCCCTTTCTATCGCCTGCTCCATGACCCAGGACATGGTTATGCCCACAGTTGAAGTAAGTGCGTCCCCATTTTTTTCTTAATTTAGCATTTAAAAGTTAATCTAAGGGTGGAGACTTATACCCGAGGACCCTCAATCCCTATGCATAAGGAGTAAATAATGGCAGTAGAGAACATTGCCCCAACCCCTCAGTTCCCTGAGAAAGTTGGAGCAACATACGAAAGAAAGATGGCAGAGTCAATGCCAGGCAATCGCGGCCCACTTCGTTTCGAAGAAGGCGTTGCAACTGATACAGATGTCCCAAATGATTTTCAAGTGGGATTAGATCAAGGATATGACACCCCAGCGGGTCGTCCAAACCACAACGTAAACGTTATGGAAAAATATCCTGAAGAGACAATGAAACAACGTGCACATGTTGGCTCAGCCGCATGGGTAGAAGCCCCAACCTATCTCGGTGAATTTTCACAAGGTAACTTCGGAGATCACTCTCAGACAGTTATTGAAGAAGTAATCCGTTCAGGTGGCAGATATCAACGCATGAACCCTGCTCAAGTAGCAGATTAAATACAGTAGACTAGCTAAGCCTCCCAGCCTCGTACCCCTTCTCCGAGGCTGGGCGGTCTTACCTAGTATTAGGAAAGAAACAAAAAGTAAAAGGGGAATTAATATTAGGATGGGGAGTCATAAATAATGGCCGGTGGCATTGATTTTTCACCTCCCAGTTACAGGGCTGCGTCATCCGATTTAACAATCTCAATTTCTCCTCTAGGCTTAGTTGAACTAGCTGATGAAGAATTTGAAGTTCATGGACCAAGACTAAATAGATATTCGCTTAACTGGGCAATGTACCTAGGTCACCATTGGTCGTACCGCCGTGAAATCGGTGAGTCCCAAATGGTTTACAATTATTATAGAGCTTTTACAGATTACATAATTAACTTTACATTTGGTCGTGGAGCATCTTTCCGAAGCCCAGCAGCAACAGAAGCAATCATTCCTGACGTTCTAAAACGTGTGTGGGAAACAGATAACGATAAGCATTCTGTTATGTGGGAAATGGGACAGCAAGGCGGAGTTTCTGGAGACTGTTTTGTTAAAGTAGCTTATGAAGAAGGATTTGAAGACACTATTGGAAGAGTACATCCTGGAAGAGTTAGAATTCTTCCGCTTAACTCATCTTTCTGTTTTCCAGAGTTTCACCCGCATGATCGTTCACGCTTAATCCGTTTTAAATTAAAATATCGCTTTTGGGGCACTTCCGCTGAAGGAACCCGTCAGGTATACACTTACACCGAAATCTTGACTGATGATCGTATTGAAGAATATATTAACGACGAAATTATAGACTCACGTCCAAACCCTATTGGCGTAGTGCCCGTCATCCACATCCCTAACGTACGAGTATCCGGATCCCCATGGGGACTATCTGATTGCCACGACATCATTGTTCTAAATCGTAATTATAACGAAGTAGCAACAGATGTAGCAGATATTGTCAACTACCATGCGGCACCCGTTACAGTTATCACCGGTGCTAAGGCCTCTTCCCTTGAAAAAGGTCCGAAGAAGGTCTGGGGCGGGCTACCAAAAGACGCTCAAGTCTTTAATCTAGAAGGCGGCGGACAAGGCCTTCAAGGTGCAATGGAATACTTAAAGGTAATTAAGACAGCTATGCATGAAATGATTGGTGTTCCTGAAACTGCTTTAGGACAAGTACAGCCAATTTCTAATACTTCAGGCGTTGCTTTGTCTATTCAATATCAGCCTTTGATGA